TTTTAGATCCTGGAAGTGGATATGAAAATAGAAAGTTAATTGTAAATCCTTCTGGAATTTCTACAACGTATAATACTATTAACTTTAAAAATCATGGATTTAATGATGGAGATTTTATCAGATATGATTACGAAGCATCTTCAATTTCTGGACTATCATCTTCTACGAATTATAGGGTTTTAAAGCTTAATGAAGATCAATTCAGGGTTTGTGAAGATGTAGTAGAATCTGGTTCTACTCTTTCAAATTATCAAAGAAGAAAATATGTAAAATTTGGCTCAAATGGATCTGGGTATCAATATTTTAAATATCCAGATATTGAATTTTCAATTAATTATTCTAGTGTTGGTGTTGGAACTACAGGAAAAGTTGTTGGCGTTTTAACAGCAACACCTATAGTTAGAGGAGAGATTGTAGGAGCATATTTGTATGAGGGTGGTTTAAATTATGGATCCAAGACCTTAAATTTCCATAGAAAACCAAAAGTAGAGATAAAAAATGGAAAAAATGCCGAAATTAAGCCAATAGTAATAAATGGATCAATAACAAAAGCCATAGTCCAATTTGGTGGATCTGAGTATTATTCTTTACCAGATATCAAAGTTATTGGTGATGGTAATGGCGCAGAATTAAAACCAGTAATTCAAAATGGAAAAATTACTAATGTTGTTGTTGTAAATTCTGGAATAGGATATACCCAATCAACAACCAGTGTTGTAGTTACACCTGCAGGTAAAAATGTATTGATAGATTCCAATGTTAGATATCTATCTTTAAACAAGAACAACAGATATGGAAATGAAATTTTAGATTCTGGATTTGATGGTATTCAGTATTCAGTATCTGGATACGGAACAAAACTACAAACAGAATTTAAAGATATAAATTCATCCAAACACTCACCAATTATTGGTTGGGCATACGATGGAAATCCTATTTACGGTCCATATGGGTATTCGGATCCAGAAGATGAAGATTCTGAGACTAAATTACTGAATACTGGTTATGAATTGGATGAGTCTAATGTAAAAAATAGACCTTTAGAATTTACCCCAGGATTCTTCTCAGATGATTATAGATTCACCGGATCTGGAGACTTGGATGAGCATAATGGTAGATTCTGTAAAACTCCAGAATTCCCAAATGGTGTATATGCATATTTCGCAACTCTTAATAGTGGAAATGTTGGAGTGTCATCCTTCCCATATTTTATTGGTAATAGTTATAGATCAAAATTCATTGAGGAAAACAATAATTTAAACCAAACTTTCGATTTTAATAATTCAAATTTAATTAGAAACACATTCCCATATAAAATTAATGATTTAAATGCAGGTAATGATTTTATATTTGAATCTTATAACTATTATGATCAGAGAGTAGAGATAGAGTCTGTCTTCTCTTCATCTGTAGAGGATTTAAAAATAGTTGGTGTTGGAACTGACTACAAAGTTAATGATATTATCTTGTTTGATAATGCAGGAACTGGTGGTAGTGGGGCAAAGGCATCTGTAACAGAAATAACTGGAAAAGATATTATTAATTTAAATACAACTATTGAGTCTTATTCAAATGTAGAAGTTAATAGGAAAAATGAAGATACTTTAGAATTTAAAGTATCTCCTTATCATGATTTGGTTAATGGTGACTATGTTACTCTGTCTGGATTATCAACTTCTAAACTTAGTCAGATTAAAAAATTCAATAAGGTTGGTGTTTCATCATTCACTTCGACTCTCACAGAAGATATCCCATCAAATTCCGTTCTTGGTTTAGCAACAGACATTTATGTAAATTCCATTCCTTCCAATATTTCAATTGGTAGCAGTATAAAAATTGAGTCAGAATTTGCAGAGTTGCTTAATATATTTTCTGACCAAAATATTATCAGAATAAAAAGAAATGTTGGAGCAGCACATACCGCAACAACTTCAGTCTATTTTGTTCCAGATACTTTCACAATTTTGGAAAGTGTAGATTATTTTGATTCGGAATTTAATATCAAAGAATATTTTAAACCATCAGAATCGATAGGATTTGGATTAAGTGTTGGTATAACATCCACCAATGTATTTTCTCTTGGAATATCAACAGTTGGTGTTGCAACATACACAAGACCTCTCCAAACCCAATCCATTTACATTAAGGATCATAAATTTAAAAATAATGAGAGAGTTATTTTTAAAAAACCAAGTTCATCTTATTCTTCTCTTTCTATATCCACTTCTTTTTCTGGAACACCTTTTAATCTTCCATATTCGGGGACTTCAGAAATAGTTTATGTTACAAATAAGACAAAAAATACAATTGGTATAAAAACTACACTTCAATCTTCAGAGATATTTTTTGTTAGTGATGGTGGAAGTGCAGAAAGTTACGAATATTCTATAGAAAGTGATTATAATAGAGTATTTTCTGATGTTAAAAAAGTAAAAACCACTGTTTCGGTCTCAACTTATCATGGATTAAAATACGGTGATGAGGTAACACTGAAAGTCAAACCCCAAAAGACTGTTGGAATACAAACATTCAATTCAGTGTATGTAAAATTTGATGAAACTTCTCAAAATCTTTTAATTAATCCAATTGGATTTAGTTCTGTAGGAATTAACACCATAAACAATCAAATCACATTATCTTCACACGAATTAAAAACTGGTGATAAAGTTTATTATACGTCTTCAGACTTGATCGCTAGTGGTTTAGCAACAGGATCATATTATACCTACAAAGTCGATGATGATAATATTAAACTTTGTGAAACATATGCTGACTCGACCACAAATCCACCACAGGTTGTAAGTATAGCTTCGACTGGTGGACTATACCAAGAAATAAGTTTAATTAATCCAGAATTAATTTCTATAAAAAATAATAATCTAAAATTTGACCTTTCAGACTCAACTCTTTATGGTTATCAATTTAAAATTTATTTTGATGAAGATTTCCAAGATGAATTTTCATCAGTTGAATCATCTTCAAACTTTGTTGTTTCTGGAGTTGGTACTGTTGGACTTTCTTCTGAAGCAAGTTTGACCTTAAATTATTTGGATGATGTTCCACAGAAGTTATACTATACAGTAAAAACACCAGCTGGTTATATTAGCACATCCGACAAAGATGTTATCAATTCATCTTTAATTAATTTTTCTGATAGTTTTTATAATAACACATATAATGTTACTGGTCTGGGGTTAGAGTATTTTGAATTGTCCTTACAAAATTCTCCAGAAGTATTAGGGTATGCTTCTTCTGAATGTAAATCTTTAGAATATTCTACAAAATCTTTGAATACCACTGGTGGTATTAGTAAAGCAAAATTACTTAATTCTGGATCAAATTATAAAAAACTACCAGCATTTTCTCAAATACAAACAGAAAATGGAACTGGTGGATATGTAGTAGCGAATTCTGAAAAAATTGGTCAAATAAATGAAGTAAGAATATTGAATCAAGGATTTGATTACTCTTCAGATAAAACATTAAAACCGACAGCATATATTTCTCCAGATATAACCTTAGATTCATTATATGAAATAACTTCAGTTGGAGTATCCAGTGGTGGATTTGGATATAGTAAAGAACCAGATCTAATAATTGTTGATTCTGTTACCAGAGAAGTATTTGATAGTGGATTATTAATACCCAAACTAAGTAATGGAACGATTAATTCTGTAGAGATAAAAGAAATTCCTTATGGCATTTCTTCAAATCAAACTGAAATTATTTCTATAAACAATGATAATGGATATGCAATTTCTTCAATACAAACTTCTGGTGCTGGAATAGTTACTTGTTATTTGGAAACTCCAGTTCTTGGATTTACTGAAGACCCATTTGCAGTTGGAGATAAAATTTTTGTTGAAGGTGTAGTTAATTATGATTCTGGAAATGGATATAACTCTAAAGATATTGGATACAATTTCGTCACAGTAACTTCATTTACAAATTCTATCCCAACATCTTTAGAATTCAACATTTCTGGTCTTTCTACAAATCCTGGAATAGCAAAAACTACACAAGATTCCCTTGCATTTATAACAAGATACAAAGATTATCCAACATTTACTATTAATAAAGAGTTTGCTAGATTTACATTGGGTGAAAATATTCTAGTTTATGTTAATGGGAAATATGTTAGAACTGATATTGTAATAACAAATTCAATTAAAGATTCAATAAAAATTCGTGGCGACTATCAACTATTAATTGGATCTAAAATAAAGGGTGAAAAATCTGGAGTTACTGCAACTATAATTGATATTCAAAACAATACTGGCGCATTTGAAGTTGGATCTTCAACTAGGAAAAATTTTGGATGGAAAGATGATATTGGTAAACTAAATGATGATAAACAATTTGTTGCCGATAACGATTATTATCAAAATCTATCATACTCAGTTAATAGTCCCATAGAGTATGATAGGTTATCTACTCCTGTTAATAGATTGCTGCACACTTCTGGAATGAAGAATTTTGCAGACACTCAAATAGAGAGGAGTGCAAATGCCGGTATAAAAACAACAAAGGATGGATCTTTTGAAATTTTAGATTTTATTAATGAAAGTAGAGTAGATGCAATCAATAACTTTGATTTAGTGTATGATATTGATTCTATACTGCCAAGGACAAAATTTATAAAATTTAAGAATAAAAAATTATCTAGTTATGTTGAATGTATATCAAACAGAGTCTTATCTATAGATGATATATCATCTAGATTCTCCAATGTTGGACTAGAGGAATCAGATCAAAATATTATTGATACTGATACTGAAGAATTTGGTGGATTCACAAAGTATTTGATACAAGTGAAAGATACTGAAGATTTGGAATATCAATTAAATGAAGTAGTTATAATAGGTGATGGGGAAGATATTTTCTTGTTGGAAAAACTTTCACTAACAAATAGAGATTCATCTATCGGCAGTATTGATGGAGGTGTAGATTCACTTGGTAATAATTATATTGCTTTTAATCCAGTTGATCCATACACTAAAGATTACGATATAAAAATTATTTCAAGTAAGTTTTCTACTGACCTTATTGGAATTGGAACTCATGATCTAGGACTGATTAATTTAACATCAAGCATTAAAAATTATAATGCCGGTATTTCAACATCAATCGTCTCTTTTGCATCTACCGAATATGATTCAATATATTTTAATGCTTATGTAAAGAATACCATAAATGGAGAAAGTAATTATGCAGAAATATATTTAAATCATGATGGATCAAATGTTTATATTTCTGATTACTATTTTGATTCAACTTCAAACAGTTCCGTTAATCAAATCGGAGAGTTTGATGCATTATTAAGTGACGGGGTAATTTCTTTAGAATTTACAAACAATACCACAGATCTATTGAGAGTAGGGGTAAAAGCAATTGGTTTTGGTTCAACTTCTGTTGGAATATCTACATTCAGATTTAAGTCTGAGGAACAGACAGGTGGAACAGAAAAAACAGCAGTTTATAGATCCGACTACTTTGTTTCTTCTGGAATTTCTACAGTATTATCTGTATCTAAATTTGATTTCACTTCAATAAAATCAACTGTAAATCTGAGTGTTGGATCAACTAGTTCTTTATATCAGGTTGCTCTCTTGAATAGTGGTTCTGATACTCATGTATCTGTTTATCAACCTTTATCTATAGGAAGCACTACTGGAATAGGTACATTTGGAGGTCAAATAAATGGGTCCGATTTATCATTAGTATTTTATCCAGATTCTTCTGTAACGGGTGACGTAACAGCGACATCTTATAGTGAATTAATATATACCGATCTTGATTTAGTAAATGTTCCAAATAGTCTTGAATATGGGAAAACTAGAGATTCCTTTAGTTTTATTGAATATGGTGGAGTAAATGGTGTAAGAGTTGAGCGTAGAGATTTTGATCTTTATAACAACGATTATCCAATCTTTAAAAAATCCTTCAATCCCTCTAACACTAATGTATTAGATACGACCACAGGAATCTTTACGATTAAAAACCATTTCTTTAACACTGGGGAAGAACTCATTTATTCTGCAGAGTCTTCATTGAGTGACGTAGTACCTGTTCCTGTTGGTATTGTAACCACATTGAACTCATCCGGTGTTTCTACAGATATTCTTCCATCAGATGTCTATCCAATTAAATTAACAGAAGACACCTTTAGATTATCTACAAGAAGAGACTATGCTCAAGCTGGAATATATGTAACATTTACATCTTTAGGTGCTGGTAATATTCATGGTCTAGAAATGACCAAAAAACTTGAAAAATGTTTGATAACTATTGATGATTTGACCCAGTATCCAATAACGTATTCATTATTATCATACAATTTACAAAATAATTATGGTGGTTCTGTCGGTGTTGGAACAACAATATTTTCTTTAAGTGGAATTAGTTCTATAAAATCAGGTGATCTCTTAAAAGTTGAAGATGAGTATATGAAAGTTATCAACGTTGGTTACGGAGAAACTAATATTGGACCAATAACGGGTATTGGTGTTACAACTTTGGTTCAAGTTGAAAGAGGAGTTGTTGGGTCATCAGCAACTAGTCACGTTGATTCAACAGAAGTTAAAATTTACAGAGGATCCTATAATATTAAAGGTAATAAAATACACTTTACTGATCCACCAAAAGGTGACTTTAGATCCTCTAGAGATGAAAGTAATCTTTCTTATTTCAAATCTAAATTTGGTGGAAGGGTTTACTTGAGACAAAATTATGATACAAATAAATTATACGATGATATTTCTGAAGGATTTACTGGTATTGGTCAAACTTATACAATAACAACAAATGGAATAAACACAGTTGGTCTTGGAACAACTGGTGGAAATGGTATTCTGTTCATAAACAATTTATTCCAAACGCCATCAACCCAAAATAATGTTGGAAATAATTTTAAAATAATTGAAGACACTAGTGTCGGAATCAGTAGTGTTGTTTTTAGTGGATCATCATCTGACGAAGGTGTGGATGACGTTATCTCTATAAGCGATGTAAATACTAACCAACTTCCTAGAGGTGGAATCATCGTTTCTCTTGGATCAACTGGTGGTTTGGGCATCGCTCCACTCGTTGGAGCATCTGTTACAGCAGTAATTGATGGTAGTGGTACTATTACCTCTGTTGGTATAGGAACCACAGACATAGTTGGATCTGGATATTATGGAACTGTTTCTATAGGAGTTACTGATTCAAATCATAGTGGAACAGAGGCGTCTATTACAGCTACAGTAGGTGCTGGTGGGTCATTATCATTTACTGTCGCTGATGGTGGATCTGGATATGTAAATCCAGTTATTCAAATCCCATCACCATCTTATAGCAATCTTCCAGTTCAGGGAGTATCTAGATTGGGAATTGGATCTACCACTGATACTGGATATGGTCTTTTAGTTAATATCGATGTTTCATCAGCATCAACTACAGGGATAGGATCTACATTATTTGAAGTATCTTCATTCTCCATTCAAAGAAATGGATATGGATATAATGTTGGTGATGTTATTACTCCAGTTGGATTGGTAACAGCAAAAGGAATACCAAGTCCATTGTCTCAATTCGAGTTGACTGTTGTGGATACTTTTACTGATAGTTTTGCATTATGGCAATTTGGCGAATTAGATTACATTGATTCAATAAAATCTCTTCAAGATGGATCTAGAAGAAGATTCCCACTTTATTACAATTCATCATTATTAAGTTTTGAAATAACCGATGGAACATCTGAAGTTGACTTGGATTCAGTACTTTTAATTTTTATGAACGGTATACTGCAAGAACCAAAGATTGCATATTCGTTTGATGGTGGTTCGTCTTTCGTATTTACAAATCCACCAAAACAAGAAGATGATATTGCCGTATTCTTCTATAGAGGAACAAGAGGTGAAGATAGTAAGGTTGTTACCATAAATGAGTCCTTAACGGCTGGAGATAGTGTTCAAATTGAAAAAAATAATACAATTCCATTAACTATTGATCAAGATTTAAGAACTGTATATAATCTAAAATCTTCAGACATTATTGAAACAAATCTTTATAGTGGAAATGGTATCGATCAAGTTAACGAACGTCCTTTAACCTGGATAAAACAAAAATCTGATAAGATAGTTAACAGTGAAAAAATTTATAAAACAAGAGATTCATTAGAATCTTTAGTATATCCAACAGCAAAAATAATTTATGATTTAGGATCTGATGATAGTGTACTTTATGTTGATGATGCAGAATTCTTTAACTATGAAGAAAATGAATCTGCTATTTCCATATCCAGCGTAAATGCAATAATTGTTAATGGTAATGACCCAGTTTCAGCAGCGATAACTGCAAATGTAACGTCAAGTGGAACAATAGATTTCTTCACTATTTCTGATGGTGGAAGTGGATATATAGGCACTTCTATAGATTTGAAGATATCATCTCCAAAACAAATTGGGGTTGGTATTGGTACTACAGCAACAGCAACCGCTACTGTAACTAATGGTGTTATAACTTCTCCAATTACTATAACAAATCCTGGACTAGGGTATAGTGTTCTTACTGCACCACAAGTTCTAGCACCAGTTCCAAGTGCTTCTTATGAAAATATTTCAGGTATTACAAATATTCAGGGATTTAGCGGAATAGTTACAGGAATATCAACCTCTGTTGGGATTGGTACAAGTTTAGCTATCCAATTTGATCTTTCTGTACCAGCTCCACTTTCATTCGTTGGGACAGGTCTAACAACTGGATATCCAATCTATGTATTTGATACATCTATTGGTAACGGAGTTACATCTATAGACAATTCGGATACTGAAATCATAGGAATTGGAGCAACATTTATTGATAATATTTACAAGATTCATTCATTTACCTCAGTTGGTTCTACTAGTGCTTCAATTGTATGTAATGTCCAATATTCAGATTCTTTATTGGGAATTGATACCTTTGGATACGATCAACTTGGTAAATTCTCTTGGGGTAGACTTTCAGGATTCTCAAGATCTTCTTCACCAATTTCTATAGGAGTAACCGGTAATACAGTTAATACTGGATTATCAACATTTGCAACCATCCAAAGGAGAGGATATGGACTACGTAACACTGGCGCTCTAAGAAAAGATCTTGGTTAAGATATAAATAGATCTAAAAGCTTATCAATATGTCTGCTCTTGTTACAGATCAATTTAGATTATTTAATGCCAATAATTTTGTTGAATCAATAGAGAATTCAGCAAATTCTTATTATATTTTTGTCGGTCTACCAAATCCAGCATCAGTTGGTTTTGGTAGAACTTCTGATTGGGATACAAATACACCAAGTCCAACAGACAATTTAAAATTTGAATCTCATTATAAAGATACTTCTTTATTTGGTAAAAAAATAACTTCATCAAACATAAGAAGGTTGGTTAGAAGAATTGATTGGTCCCAAGGAACAAAATATGAAATGTATCGTCATGATTACAGTATTTCTAATCCATCTCCAATTACACAATCAACCAGACTTTATGATGCAAATTATTATGTAATGAATTCCGAATATAAAGTTTATATTTGTATAGATAATGGTTCTTCTGGTTCCAATCCTTTAGGAAATTCATCTCAAGATGAACCAACATTTACAGACTTAGAACCATCTAAAGCCGGAGAAAGTGGCGATGGTTACTTGTGGAAGTATTTGTTTACCGTCTCTCCCAGTGATATTATAAAATTTGACTCAACAGAATATATTACTGTACCAAATAATTGGAGTTCTTCAACAGATTCTCAAATACAAGTAGTAAGAGAAAATGGCGATTCTTCAATAAATGAGAACCAGATAAAGAAAATTTATATAGAATCTGAAGGATCTGGTTATTCTAGTGGGACTGGACAAGTTGTTGGTATTCTCGGTGATGGCACTGGTGGTCAGGTAGTATTAGACGTTATTGGTGGAAAAATAACAAATGCTCAAGTATCTTCTGGTGGAAAGGGTTATACCTACGGAATAGTTGATATTGGTAATTTAAATGCATCTTCTAATCAAAATGCAAATTTAATTCCAATAATTCCACCCTCAAAAGGTCATGGGTATGATCTATACAAGGAACTTGGAACCGACAAGGTTTTAATTTATGCTAGATTTGATGATTCGACAAAAGATTTTCCAGTAGATGCAAAGTTCTCACAGATAGGAATAGTCAAAAATCCAGTTTCTTATGGTTCTACTGAAGTATACACTAGTAATGAGTATTCTTCTTTATATTCAATTAAATTTTCTTCTGTAAGTGGGTCTGTTTCTGTTGGAGACAAAATTACACAAACAGTAACTGATGGAATTGCTAAGGGTTATGTGGCGTCTTATGATGCTGAAACAAAGGTCTTAAAATATTTTAGAGATAGAACTTTATATTTAAATCAAACTACTTTTGATCAAAAAGATTATATTGGAATATCAACAGCATCAAAGGTTTTGGATTTTGAATCATCTTCAAATGCTGTGACTAGTTCTGGTGGATTTTCTGGTTCCATTGATACTGGATTTACTGGTATTACCACAAATCCAACTGGAACTAAAATCATAAGTTTGGGATCACAATTTACTAATGGTCTTTCAACTCCTGAGATAAATAAAGAATCGGGGGATATAATTTACATTGATAATAGACCTCTAGTTTCAAGAAACTCTAGACAAAAAGAAGACGTTAAAATTATCCTGGAATTCTAAGAAATGGCTCAAAACACAAATCTCAATATCAATCCATACTATGATGACTTTGATGCCGCTAAGCAATTCTATAAAGTTTTATTCAATCCAGGACGCCCAGTACAGGCTAGGGAGTTAACTACATTACAAACTTTACTACAGAATCAAGTAGAAACTTTTGGTAGTCATATATTTAAAGAGGGGTCGATGGTAATTCCCGGAGGAATTACTTTTGATCCAGAATTTTATGCTGTTAGATTAAATTTTACAAATTTTGGAGCAGATGTTACTTTATATCTAAAGAAATTAGTTGGTAAAAAAATAATAGGAGAGAATTCTGGTGTAAATGCTGTTGTTCAATATGTACAGTTTCCAAACAATGATGTTGAATATCCAACATTATATGTAAAATATTTAAATTCTGATAATAATTTTGAAATCAATCCGTTTAGTGATTCTGAACAATTGACTTGTGAGGAAGAAATTGTATATGGAAATACTACAATTGATATTGGAACGCCATTTGCATCATTAATAAGTTTGAACGCCACTGCTATAGGATCTTCAGCATCAATTAGTGATGGTGTTTATTTTATTAGAGGATATTTTGTAAATGTAAGTAAAGAAACAATCATTTTAGATTATTATGATAGTAGCCCTTCGTATAGAATTGGTCTAAAAGTAACAGAAGAAATTATAACCGCAAAAAATGATAGTAGTCTTTATGATAATGCTAAGGGATTTACCAACTATGCTTCTCCCGGAGCAGATAGATTAAAAATTTCAACATCATTAACCAAAAAAGATCTTACAGATCTAGATGATACTGATTTCATAGAGTTAATGAGGGTTGGTGATGGTCAGATCAAAAAAATTCAAACTAAAGAAAGTCAATATTCTTTCATAAGAGATTATCTTGCACAAAGAACTTATGATGAGTCTGGAGATTATAGTGTAGATCCTTTTGTATTATCATTACACAATTCACTAAATGATCGAATTGGTAATGATGGATTATTTTTCTCAACAGAAAAAACAAATAGTGGAAATACTCCAACAGATAATTTAATGTGTCTTAAGGTTTCCCCAGGAAAATCTTATGTTAGAGGTTATGATATAACAAAGTCGGATACGACAATTATTGATATAGAAAAACCGAGAGATACTGATTCGGTTAGTAGGGTAAATATCCCATTCCAAATGGGAAATTTGTTGAGAGTTAATAATGTATCCGGGGTAGCTCAGAATAAACAGACAATAAGTTTATACAATAAGTTTAAAAATTCAACCACAGCACCAAATGGACATAAAATTGGTGAGGCAAGGGTTTATAATTTTAAAGTAACCGATTCAAAATATATTAATGGATCTACTAGATGGGATTTATTTTTATATGATATTCAAACTTATACTGAAATAACACTGAATCAGTCGGTATCAAGTACAATTGTTCCAGCATCTTCTTATATCAAAGGAAAAAGTAGTGGTGCTAGTGGTTACGCAGTATATGCTGGAAATAATTCAACAGTTATAACTCTAAGACAAACTTCTGGATCTTTCATTCGTGGAGAACAATTAATTATAAACGGTATTGAATCAAATGTTAGATCTGTGGTTACAATAACCACTTTCAATACATCAGATATTAGATCAGTATATCAGGCATCAGATTCTGGATCTGGATATCCATATGCATTTCTAGCAAATTCAGATTTAGACAAAGTAATACCAAAAGGATTTAGCTCCCTAGATAAAATTACTATCGGTGCTGATGATGGATTTGGAAATTGTACCGTAACTGCATCTGGAAAATCATTTGCAGGAATATCTACAGAATCTATTATTAGATATCAAAGACCCGGTCTTAATGCAGAAACTTTTTCTAGAGTTAGTGAAATTAATAATGATGGAACAACTCTTACTATTTCATCATTAACCACAGTTGATGGGGTCTTTGATGGAGGATCTCCCGGTGCAGAACTTCAAACAACCTTTGCTTTAGGAGTATCCAAAATAAGGAATGAAAATAAAGGATATTTGTATACAGAACTTCCAAATAAGAACATTTCTTCAGTAGATCTGTCAGATTCTAATATTGTAGTTACTCAACAAATTACTGGAGAATCAACCGACGGTAATGGAGTTCTATCATTTACAGATTCTCAACTTTCTGGAATAAGCAGTGCTTTCTTCGATTCATTTGATGTTGAAAAATATTCAGTGCATTATTCTGCTGGTGGAATTGGAACTATTACCGCAGATCAGTTTACTTTATCAGGAAATACGGTAACAATAAATGGTCTAAACGCATCTCAATCAGATATTGTTGTAAATGTTAGTACTATAAAAAATGGTGTTCAGAGTAAAGTAAAAAATTACAATAGAAGTCAAACTGTTGATATTAATTATTCTAAGTATCAAAGATCTGGAAGTGGTATTAGCAATTCATTCAATGATGGATTAACATATAATCAATACTATGGTCTAAGAGTACAAGATGAAGAAATTTGTTTAAACTATCCAGATGTTGCTAAAGTATTAGCAGTATATGAATCATTTGATAATCAAAGTCCAATATTGGACAAGATTCAATTTAGTTCTATTGCAAACGTTGATGATAATGCAATAATTGGAGAAAATATTCTTGGAGAAAATGGAGCCTATGCTAGAGTAGTTTCTAAACCATCTGCAAATACTTTAGGAATAGTTTACTTAAATCAAGATAAATTCACACAATATGAAAATGTTACATTTGAAGAATCAAATATCAGCACACAAGTTGAGCAAATAACAATAGGATCTTATAAAGATGTTACTTCTAATTATATTTTAGATGAAGGACAAAAAAATCAATATTATGATTACTCTAGACTTATCAGAAAGAAAAATGTTTCTGAACCTTCCGGAAAATTGAAAGTTATATTTGATAATTATACTGTACCATCAAATGATGATGGTGATTTATTCACTGTTTTGAGTTATCAGAGAGAAAGATACCAAGATGATATTCCAACTATTAAAGCAAAAGATACTAGATTAACAGATATACTTGACTTTAGACCAAGAGTATCAACTTTTGTACCATCTACAGCGACAGCATCTCCATTTGATTTTTCATCTAGAAGTTTTGGTTCAGATCCAAAACATCTTTTAACACCAAATAGCAGTTCTTTAATCGGATACAGTTACTATCTCGGTAGAATTGATAGATTATATATTGATAAGTATGGTAAATTTATTCTTGATAAAGGAGTTTCCTCAGTAAATCCAAAAGAACCATTACGATTAGATGAAGTGATGGAAATTGCAACCATTACTTTACCACCATATCTTTATAGCACATCAGAAGCAAAAATATCTTCCGTTGATAACAGAAGATATACTATGAGAGATATTGGAAAAATTGAGGGAAGGATTGAAAACTTAGAAAAAGTAACCTCTTTATCTTTGTTAGAAGTTAATACAAAAACCTTACAAGTAAGGGATGGTGATGGTTTAGATAGATTTAAGACAGGATTTTTTGTTGATGATTTTAAAAACAATGACTTTATTGATCAGTATTATTCTTCGATTGAGGTTGATAGAGAGCAATCTTTATTAAGACCAATAGTATCTAGAAACACTATTAAAAATCAGATAGCATCTAAAACTTATAAGACAGATGAAGAATTAGATTTAAGTGTAGATTTTGATCTTTTAGATTCAAATGTTAAAAAAACAGGTCAATTTATAACATTAAATTATAGTGAAGTTGATTGGATTGAGCAGGCAATTGCTACAAAAGTTGAAAATGTTAATCCATTCCATGTAATTCAATATATTGGTACTATTGCACTTCAACCAAGTTCTGATAGTTGGAACAGAACTATTAGATTAGATGAAAGAATTACTAGAAGAACTGTAGTAAATGTAAATAGATCTTTTAATAGATCTGTAAGTGGAAGTGGTGGAGCCCAAAGAACTGTTGGATCAGATGTTTCAGAGTCTTCAAGTTCTTCTGTATCAATAACAAGTAGAGATGTTCTCCTTTCCAGTGGAAGTGAGAAATACATGAGATCAAGAAATACTGAGTTTAAAGCCTCAAACTTGAGACCTTTAACTAAGTATTATCAATTCTTTGATGGAAATGGATCTGTAGATTTTATTCCAAAATTGGTAGAAATCGCAGTCGATAGAGATCTTCAAAACTTCGGTTCTAATGGTGTCTTCCAAGTTGGAGAGACTGTAATAGGATCTGTTGATGGAGTAAGGTTAATTAGATTTAGAGTTGCGTCATCAAACCATAAGTATGGTGCTTACAATAATCCATCAAAGACTTTTAATATAAATCCATATTTCAAATCAGAAAATATTCCACCAAATTACAGTGGTTCATCCAAAATATTGAATATTGATACATATTCTCTTTCTGAAGAAGCACAAGGAAAATATCATGGATATCTCACGGTTGGGATGCAATTAGTTGGTCAAACAAGTGGAGCGGTTGCATTTGTTAAAGATTTAAAGTTAGTCTCTGATAATTATGGCGATCTTATTGGATCATTCTTCTTAAAAGATCCACATACAAGTCCACCACCATCAGTAAGAGTTGGTACTGGAACTAAGACATATAAATTAACAAGTAGTTCTACAAATGCAACACCTATTCGTGGTAGCAAGTTAATTTCTTCTGCAGAAACTGTATATAGATCTGAGGGAACTTGGGAGACAAAGCAAATACAGACGGATGTTCTTACAACTATTACCAGAAATATTCGAATAACAGAACGTGTACAGAGATATGATCCACTGGCTCAAACTTTTACAGTTGGAAATAATCCAGGAGAAAGTGGAAGTGATATTCAAAGTGTAGAGGATACTAATGGTTGTTTCTTAACTTCTGTCGATCTATTTTTTGCTAGCAAGGACACTGTTGCTCCCGTTACAGTCGAAATTAGAACAGTTGAATTGGGAACACCAACATTAACAAGAGTTGGTAATCCAAAGGTATTAACACCTGAGGATGTTAATGTTTCCACAGATGCATCTGTAGCAACTACGGTTACTTTCGACTATCCAATATATCTTCCACCTGGAAATCAATATGCCATAGTACTATTAGCACCAGAAAGTATCCAGTATGAAGTATGGATTGCTGAAATGGGCGAAGAAAATGTAGTTACAAATTCTTCAGCAGAAAATGCACGTTATACCAAACAATTTGCTATTGGTAGACTTTATAAATCTCAGAATGGTGCAGAATGGTCTGCTAATGATTATCAAGATATGAAGTTTAAACTGCGTAAAGCAGAATTTACAACAAATCCTGGAACTGTAACATTCTATAACCCATCCTTAGATCAAAGTAATGGGTATGTACAGAAACTATCTACAAATGATGTCATTGGAAATTCTAAGAAGTTGACCGTTGGTATTGTAACCACTAGCAATTCTACTTTAATAGGCATTCTTACAGAGGGAAGAAAAGTTAGTGAAAGTACAAAAACATTTAATTATGGATATGTTGTTGGAACCGGAAGTTCGGTAGCATCTGTTGGCGTTTCTACTAATGGTACAAACTACAGTGGGTCTTCCCAATCAAATGTGAGTACATTTGCTATAACTGGAAGTGGAACTGGTTTAACATTGGATTTGACCATTAGTTCTGGTTCAGTAACTGCGGCAACTATTGTTAATAGAGGAAATGGTTATTCAATTGGCGATCTTGTTGGCATTGTAACATCAACTGCTGGTGGAACTGGATCTGGAGCAGAAATAACAGTTACTGGATCTAATGGAATTGATACACTTTACTTGGATAGAGTTCAAGGTGAATCATTTACAGTTGGAGCACAATTAAGATACTTTAATGATAGCAATGTTGCGGTATCTCTAGCATCAACAACCATTCTTACCTCTACATCAAAAGGAAATCAGGATGTAGGAAATGTTCTTAGAATAGGCCAATTTGATCATGGAATGTATTCAGACAATAACAAAGTTACTATTAGTGGAGTTGAGTCTAGTGAATCTCCAACAACACTTGTAAACCCAATATTAACTGGAGATGTTCTTATCAGTGTTGCAAATACTTCTGTTTTCTCAACTTTTGAGGGAATTGGAATTGGTGCTTCGAACTTAGGATATGTAAAAATTAATGATGAAATTATTGGATATGAAACAGTTTCTAATGGAACTTTAGAAGCATTATATAGGGGAATTGATGGAACAATTGCTGTTGAACATCCAACTGGTTCTGCCGTAAAGAAATATGAATTAAATGGAGTTTCCTTGAGAAGAATTAACACAACACATGATATAAGTGATTTTGGAAATGATATTTACGGATACAATGTTGAATTTGATAGATCTGATAGTTCAAACCGTGGAACAGACCGAAGTTCTGATGGATCAATGAGTGGAATTCCACAACTCTCATTCAATAAAACCGGATCTGCAGGTGGATCTGAAATGTATGCTACTGAAAATATTTTATATGATACTGTTATCCCATCATTTAGAACTTTAACTCCGGGTGAAACTACAATATCTGGTTCAATCAGAACTATTAGTGGAACAAGCGTTGATGGAACAGAAATTTCATTCAACGATCTCGGATATGAAAATATTGAATTAAATGCTCCAAATAAATTATCTTCGGTAAGAATTGTTGGATCGAGAATAAATGAAACCACATACTTAGAAAATCTTCCTAGAAATAAATCGTTTACAACTCAATTAGCACTATCAACTAAAGATAAAAATATTTCACCAATGATAGATCTTGATGGATCTTATACTGAATTAAGAACTAGTTATCTCACAAAACCAGTTATTGATTATGTTAACACTAGGTCAACTAATAGTTTTGAGGATGATTTACATATTGCATCTTATGTTAGTAAGCAAATTAATCTTCAACAACCAGCCACTGCGCTTAAAGTAATTCTTGGTATAAACAGACCACAATCTGCAGATATCAGAGTTCTA